GATAAATTCTAAGCGAGCGCATAAGGCGGAGCGAAGCGGATGCCGGAGCGAGTCTGAAATGTTATCATTCGGAGCGTCAACTTAGTTGATTTAAAACAGCCCTACAACTTAGAATTTACTACTGAGGAGTCTAATATGGACAAGTTAAAAGAATTCTGGCAGGAATCAAAAGCAGATTATGAAAGCAAATACAATACCCCGTTTTTAACGGATTACGATAAGTCTCTCCCTTACTTTGAGAAAATGCAGGAGCTCTTGCTTGATATGCAAAAAGAGGATAAAAATAATGTAGATGTAGCTTGTTTACTTGCTTCTGTCCGAATGGAGCTTCGTGAGAGTTACGATACCTGTGGAGAGCTTTTACTTGATTTTCTTGATAAAAATGAAAACTGCTTATCTGACAGTGACAAGACAAGAATATACACAAACATCGGATATTACATTGATTTTGAGTCCTCTGCTCCTAAGCACTTACTTAAGGCTGAAGAGCTGGATTCTCAATATTATGAAACTTATGAAGGTTTAGGCTTGTATTATTTTAGCGAGTATGAAAGAGATAATGGTGAGAAATACCTTGAAAAAGCCATAAAATACTTTGAAAAAGCAAGGGAGCTCTCCAATAACTATGTGAATCATTTTAATTATGCTGCGGGGCTTTATGAGAATAAGGAGTATCAAAGGGCAAAAGCAATTTTTGAAGTTTTACTTATAGACTACCCCGGTAGAATGAGGCTGATACTGGCACTGGCCTATTGTGAGCTCTTTCTTGGGAATAAGGCAAAAGCAAAGTTCTATCTTTCTCAGGTAAAAGACGGGCAGGATGAGAATTATTCACTATGTACGGATGATATTTCTGATTATCAAGTCTATGACTCCTACTATGTGCTTGACGAATACGATACATTTTTAGAAAACTGCAAAGCCGTGATATGCGATTATTATACCGATGACTGGAAGCATTATTATTATGCTCTGTGGATTAAAAACCTTAAGCATGATTTTTATAACTTGGTTAATTCCACCATTTCAAGGCTTGAAGAAGACATAAAAGAAGCTGAGATTGACGAGGATTATAGCAGTCCTGAGGAAAAAGAAGAGTATATCAAAAGCTACAAAGAAGATTTAGTAAAGTATAGGGCTATGATAAAAGATATAGAAGATGGCTGTAAAAAGCCTGAAATAACTCTTAACCTCTACCCCGAGTATGAGTGTTTTCTAATAGACTGCCTAAGGCATAAATTCATTGACTGATATATTTTATTTTCGGCTAATCTGTACTCCGATTACATTTTAGCCGAAAAACGCTTTTGTGGCAAGTCCATTTTTATTCCTACAAATGTAAAAATATCTATTCGTTTTGTCCTTGAAAATGAACTTGCCTAAGTAACAAAATTTAGGAGGAGACATCTCTAAGTTTTGCCATAAGATATTTCTCTAAGTACTCATTTATGCCTGTAACTCCATTTTCATCATATTTAGCAAAAGAGCCTATGTTTCCTTTTTTTATTTCTTCCTTTGTGATACTTAAGGCCTCTTTATAATTTCCTTCTGCAATATAACACAAGATTAAAAACTCTAGTGTTTTTTTGCTTGATTTTAAGCCATTCTTACATAGATTTGTTATTGTTTTGTTATTGATAAACTATTACTTATCTTAATATAAACAACAAAAAACATCAAATTAAAGTGTTTAGTTTTTTATAAAAATAGAGGAACCCAGCATCTACTAATTGCCTTCTTCAAGGCCTTTTCTAGCTTTAGTGGTCGGATACAAGCGTTATTGCCTGCATCCGACCTATGTCTTATTTAAGGAGCTTATTTACTACCGCCTGCACCTCCGCAGGCACATATCCAGCCTTAATAAGTTTATCTTTTCTTTCGGGGTTATTGCCCCATTTACCATTTATAATCTCTCTAGCCACCTCTTCAATGCTTTTTTTAGCCTTGCCTGTTGCCTTATCAGGCTTTGGCTTTGCTGATGGCTTAGCTGTTGGCTTTGTGGTAGCCTTTTCATCATCTCTTGGATAGCCTTCCGTTACAATTACGGTGTGCCCCTTGCTCCTGGTTACAAGCACATCGCCAGCAAAAAGCCTAGTATCGTTAGTTACAATTACAGCCTTTTGGAAGGCTCCTGTCTTTTCAAGTACTGCCACTTCGCTTGAAGTATTGAAGTCGCCCACTTTAATACCAGCCTGCATACAACAAGCCCTAACAAGGCTTGAGCAGTCTGCTTCTGTAGCTTCATTAATCTTAGCAAGCCTACCGTACTTCTGTAAGCAAGAGATTACACCATACCTATTAGACTGGTCATAGCCGATGTTGTTATTCAAACAGGCTTCCAACATGGCTAATCCGATTTTTCTTGCTACTTCCTTATCTTTAGGTCGGAGCATAGTCCCGCCTAATCGGTGTGAGTAAAATGGTTCTGTGGCAACTTCACGAGCATTCTGGTCTCCTGCTTTTCCCCAGTTTGCGTTGCCGTTTTCATCAATCCGCGCACTACCTACTTCAATCATTTTTACCCTCTCTTTCTTCCTTGTGTGCTGCGTCTGTAAGACCTTCACCAATGATATACGCAATCAGTGTTGCCATAGCTGACACAATGGCGGTTACTTGTTCAACCGTCATTTTGTCAATGTTTAAGGCAACCATTATGGCAGTTATAAAACCTACAACCGCCACCCAAAATTTTCTTGATGTTAGCTTTCTTTTCCAATCGATTTTATCCATTATTTTCGTCTCCCTTCTTCTGCTTCTCTTTCTTTATAATAGCTAAAGCCCACACCTCTCCTGTTGTGAACGCAAACCAAGATGCTACAAGCGTACTTGGCTCGTTCCCTGTCTGCAAAAAGGCATATAGGATGGCTGACGTAAAACAAATATTCATTAGTATAACAAGGGTAATGATGAATTTTGAAAAACCACCCTTCTTTTCTTTCTTAGTGACTTTCTTTTTGCTCATGTCTCATCCTCCAGTTCCTGCTCAGAGCCGATAGGGAGATTCATAAATCTTAAATGCATGTCGTCCATAACCCCATTTTCGCCTAGTGAATGATACTGCTGATACATATTCTCAACGTTCAAGCGATCGTTATAGTCCACAAACCCCAACTTAAAGAATTTGCGGTAGGAATGTATTAGCCTCTCTCGAAGTAATGCCTGCACTCCCTTTTGAAGAGCTCTCGTCTGTTCATCGCTGTGCTTTATCCTCCTGATAAGATGAGCCCAAAGGCTCGCTATTAGGGTTGGGATACTAAAAAGCGCCAACCAGTTGAATATCGTCATCTTTTACACCTCCTTGTCAAAATCTGCGCCTGTAATTTCCTTGTATTCCTCTTTAGTGATGTCACCAAAAGGGTTCTCAGGTGTCCTCACAGCGTACCTCAACTCTTCTTTGGTTACCCATTTATTAGTAAATGATATCTTCCACCAAGCCATACTATTCACCTCCCTTCTTTTCAAGTGACTGCTTGATTGCATTTACTTCGTTCTTCATCTTCATAAGCTCCATAGTCATCTTTGACTCGTGCCTACCCAACTCAGATATAACTTTATCCTTCTTTATACCCTCTATCTTTTCTTTGGATAACTGTTTACCCAAGCTGTTAAGCAACTCTTCAAGCTCTTTAACTTTAGCTTCTGATTCGGATAATTCTTTAGGTACGGTAATCCTGCCTTTATCAGCCTTGTACTCTTTACCGTCAATCTCAACGGTTTCCGCGTTGTCCTCATCAAGAACATACTTCTCAGCGGTAAGGTCAAACTTTTGGCACTCGTAGAGTTTCTCAACATCGTTCTCAGAGATAAGTTCTATCCTTGTCTCCTGACCTATGCCCGCTTTAACCTCAAAATGTTCGCTCTTTTCGACCTGATAAACAAATGAATCTTCAATAATATACATGTAATCCCTCCTATTCTATAGTGTATGTAGCAAAACCATTTGCATACCCACTTCTGACTTTAGTTTTAATTTCAAGCTTTTTGTCAAACGATATAGTCTCGTTTAGCACGAAATGATACAAACCCTGATAGGTATAATCAGTGTATATCCCAGGTAATTTTATTACCAAAGGGGGTTCATCATCTATAATAATAATAATCTCATCGCTAGCGTCTATAGATTGAATATGATATGTAATGCTTTTAATCATGCCTTTTCCGTTCACAATAAGTGAAGTGCTGAAACCCGTGATTTTAAAATTTTGAATTTTACTCACTAAGTATTTTTTTAGTTTATTAATTAAACCTTCCATCTATACCCTCCGTTTATAATTTGTAAACTACACACAAGTTGCCGCCATTCGCATCATCCAGCATAGTGTACACCGTATTTAATGGAACGCCTGGAACCCCTAGTTTTACAAATATTTTCCCAAATTTTGATGTGTTTATGATTTTCGAATGCTTATTTAATATTAAGCTTCTATAATCTGGTTTACACGCATCAACACAGTCAGATTCGTAAGTAGAGCCAATAAGTATGAATTTTCCATTACACGGATGACCATTAGCACCAGGTAAACCTGTATTTTTTAGAAGCATGCAGTTGCTACTATTTAAAATACTTGTCATCATCTCTTCGTTGTTCACTACAGCTTGCATTGCTGTTGAGGATGCCGCCACCGCTTGCATTGCTGTTGAGGATGCCGCCACCGCTTGCATTGCTGTTGAGGATGCCAATATCGCTTGCATTGCTGTTGAGGATGCCGCCACCGCTTGCATTGTGGATAAAGTGGATAGGATGTCTTTTCTTTCAATGCCATACACATTTGATAAGGCTTCGCCAATGTTTTTATTATTCTTCAGCAAATAATCCAATGCTTCTGCCGATAATTCCTTATCATTCAAAGATAAATAGGTACATTCGTACAAGCCATGTAACAGCTCTTTTTGCTGAAATACATAGCTATCTTCGCCGTACAGCTTATAATCTTCCAAGTGCATCTTTAAATCCAAGGGTGCATTAAGGAAATCTCCGTTTACTTTTGATACTTCTGCCCAACTCATTATCCTACCTCCGTTGTTCTTATAGTTTTGCCCTCAAAGAGGGTCTTTAGTGTCTTACTTGTTCCATTCTTGTATACGTGCCTCTCTGTAATCGACCTATCTACCTTGTTAAAGGTTGTAGTAACCGTTTCAAGACTGTTCTCGGTTACTATAGAACCGTCAGCATTGAAGGTTGTTGTACTCGCCCCTTTGCTATCGGCTATGTCCTTGATGGCCTTAGTAAGTGACTGCTTAAGCGATTCACCCTGTTGCTCCAGTTTTGTTTTTGTCTCAGTATTCTCACGCTTGAGCTCGTCCTTGATTCTACCTATCTCGCTTACTGTAATAAAAGCCCCTGGACTTACCTCAAGAGTGATTTTTTCAAAGTTTTCAACCGCAAGGAAGAGTTTTAGATAAACCGCACTTACAGTAGCATTATTATAGGCAGGTATCGAATATCTACCAGTCTTTTCAATTGCTACCGCATATAGGACTTCCGTGCCGCTCCCAGCTTTTGCGTATATGCCTATAGCCGTAATAAAGTAACCCTCTGTTAGTTCTCGATTTTCAAAGGCAGCCTCAATCTTGACTTTGCCACCTGCCTGTACGACAACATTCGATATATGGTTTGTCTGCTTAATTCCTGCTAAGTCTGTCAGGCTTGCAATTTCCTCTTCCCTATAGGCTCTATCCGATGTGCTTACCCTTGTAAATTCGATCTTATTCGTGCTTGTTGCGACCTCTGATAGCAACGCCTTACCTCTATTGGTTATTATCAGTTTTGAAAATTCTGCCATTTTGCCTCCTATTCTGTAAGCTCAATATAATCAGTTGTAACCACTCCACCACCTGCATACATAAAAGATGCCTGAAGCGTATTATCAAAGCTGTTAGTGATTAAAAGCACCATATTTGCAGGAAGGATAATATCGAGCATTCTTTCCAGCTCCTCTGATTGCAGCTGATATTCTAAGTGTGTGGTTATGATTACCTTGTGTTCAACATTATTTACCAACAAGGTAAAATTCCCTTTACCGCATAATCTTTCTATACGCTCCTTCAAGGTATTAAAGGTATAAGGGATATCATCTATCCATGCCGTATATACCTTGATTTGTCTTTCTTCCAGTGAATACTCCTGCATTCCACTTATTCCAAGTAATGCCTCATACCTTGCTATGCCCTTCTCATTGGTTGAGCCTATAAACTGATTATCAAGCAAGTTATCAGCCTCAATATTCAGCTTCTTAAATTCAGGATTTTCGCTCTCGTACAACTGCTTTAGTTCACTGTATTTCAATAAAAAAGGCGGTACATAAGACTTGATATCAATATCACGCATTATTTACCACCTCGCCATCTACAGGCACACTGTATGCGGTCACAACAAGATTTGAATTCTTGCCATTGATTGTTGTGCCTTCTATGTCGGATACTCCCTTAATAGCCGTTATCCGTGTATTTAATTGGCTGATTTTAACAGTTATGTTCTCGCTTTCTGCCCAAGCCTTCCTTAATTCTAGCAAGTATCCGCTTACTGCTTTGCTTATATCTGCTTTAAGGCTGTTAAAGTTATAACCGCTTTCAAATGTTATTTTAGCCCTGACATTTACAGCCACTTTATCAACGGTTGCAACAGTAACCACATGACCTATTGGAGCTATGCCTGCGCCTGTTCCATCGCGCGATGGGTCTAATTCTTTCTGTACCTTCTTGATCAACTCGCCATTAGCTGGATTGAATTCAGAATCTAATATAACAACCTTAACAGTACCGCCACCATTCCATATTGGTATAACCTTGGTAGCTCCTACGCCTCCTATGGCATTTGTACGGTTGATATAATCCTGTTTATTGCCACCGTAAGCCTTTGCTTTAAAGGTGTCAAAATAACGCTTTCTAAATACTTCCGTATCTTCATCATCCTCGGCAGGGATTAGAAGCTCTGCTATTTCAGCACTGCCCAGCCCCTCGATGTAGCTTATAGGGATTAAAGAGCCTGAACGCTTATTCCCTTCAATTCCTGTACTTTCACATTCTAAGCTATATTCGTGGTCTTGTATTTTCTCTTTTACAGTATAAATTAAATCCCCATGTGTGAATCTCTCACCTATGGGGATTTCAATATCAAATACACCTTTTATAACAGCATTAGTAGCAGGGTAAGGGGTAAGGCCTCGCTCTTTAGCCCTGCGGATAAGCATATCCCTTGACGCAGTATCTGCGAAGGTCTCATCTATAATGCTGTCCATGTCGGCATAAGTCTGTGCTATCTCCAAGGCAGCAGGAGCAATGGCATCATATATTACAGAGCCCTCGCGCTTATCAAGGCTATCGGGGATACGGTTTAGCATCCTCTCCAGTATTGCCTCGAATGTCATCTCTTCATACATTAATAATTCACCTCGCTTTCAATCTCGATATCTCCCTCGGTTGTCTCCACTGTAAATGCCACTTTAACGATGCCTTTTTCCTCCGTGTTGAATGTAAAATCGATCACATCTGTAATACGCTCATCCTGTGTTAATGCCTCTTTTATTCTATCCTCAAGCTCAGCACACACATATCTTACATCCTCGCCGTACAAGTCGGATAACTCTATCCCATAATCCCAACTATAGATTGGATAGGCATATCTTTCAGTACCAAGCATTTTATAAATGGCCTGCCTGATTGCATCCTTATCATCAACAAAGCCATCTACAATGTTATCCTTGAAGTTCATCCTATAAGTCTTATTTGGCTCAATCTCCTCTTCAAGGTCAACATCCGATATAAAGCTATCAGGTATCATAATCCCACCGCCTTATCAATTATTATGAATCTTTGACCGCCCTGCTCCCTAGCGATTAGGACTATATCACCAACCTTAAGAGAGTTATCAACGGTTATCTTCTTCTTACCCTTTATTTTATGTTTATGCCCCTGTTCTGCCTCGGTCTCTTCCTCAATCTCAATATCAACAGAATGCTTACTTACATTTCTTGTTAATGCAAGAAAAGCCTCATCAAGCACAAGTTTTTGGTCTATCTTTACCTTTAATGGCTTAGCACTTTCTACGGTACCGAACATAAAGGCTGTAGGCTTTACATTATCCACCGCGTCAAGCGCTGCCTGTTTAATGACTACAAGCAAGTCGTTTATATCTGCCATATATGCTCCTATTCTATGAAGTCTGCCCCTCTAACTGATAAATCCATAAAGTGCTCATTCTCTGATATCTTATGAGTGCATTTTTCAACAAGCATCATATTCTTAATCTTTACATCGCCTAAGTCAATCGCTACGCCTATAAGACTGCCAGCACGCACCTTAAAATCGCCCTTAACATTCTTAAATGACAGTCCTTTCGCCTTCCTGTTGTAAAGTGAAAGCAGGGCTTCGGCTTTAACCTTCCTATTCTCGCCCTTTTTAGCTTTATCATAATACTGGAGGACACCCCATTCATTGATATGCTTTCCATCCCTAACTACAGAGGTTTCACGCTTGCCTGTCTTATCATTATCAAAGGCAATTTTTATCT